GTTTAATACTTTAGAAGGCGCCGCAGATGTTGTAGGAAACCTGTCTGCCGTACTGAAAGGCACCACAGTCTCAGTTGGCGAAATGCTCGCCGCCGAACCGGCTGAAAGGGTACAAGCAGTATTAGGTGATATTAGAGGCGCCATTGAAGAGGGTCGTTTTGAGCTTGCTGAAGGCGGCATGGAAAGGGTTTATCAAGTTCAAGCATTGGCTCAAGCGGCCGGAGTAACCTCAGAAGAAATGAACAAACTTCTAAGAAACACAACAGATGTTGAAGAACTTTTTGAAGCCAGAGCAGGCAAAGCCAAAACAACCTCCGAGGAGGCCGCAAAGGCCGCAGCAGATATGATTTCAGCCGAAGAGAAAAAGAAATCAGTTATGACTACGCTTGCCAACGAAGTCGTTAATGCTAAAGGTAATTTTAATAAATTTACCGAATTAGTAAATCAGAACACAGAGGTGATGCGAACAAATATTGGCAACTTTGGAAAAGCTATTGGTGACCTTTCTGCTGTTATGGCCGGTGTAAAAACCAGTGTAGAAGCAATGTCTGGCCCGGAAGGAGGAGCCGCCGGAGGCGGGTTCTTTGGTACACTTCTTTTTGGCCGAACAGATGTCTTTAAAACCAATATGGATGCCGTTGAAGGTGTTGTAAAGAGATCGGATGATATGCTAAAAAAACTTGTAGAAGGATTTGGACTTTATAAGGGCATTCTTGATACAGAGAAAAAAGATCCTGAAAAAGCGGGAGGCAGCACTTGGATACCGGAAAATAATACTAATAATACTACACCACCAGCAGCACAAAATAACAATCAACGTACCCAAGTAATGCCGAATGGAGACATTACCGTTACAACCACGCAAGTGCTCCCAGTAAATATATTAACCGAAGCAGTAAACAAGGGACAAACGAATAAATTATAATAAATAGGAGATTAAGCAGTTGGCAGATTTTGGAAAAATAATTCAGACAGTAAAAGATGTTTCAGCACTTTTTAACGGCGGGACTGTCAAAGGAATGGTTGATGAAGATGTCGAACTCCTAGAAATTGAGCCCCTTCACACAACAATAAACGGTGAAAGCATTGCTGTTATAATTGAGCCGGTTGATTTATCAGTTGATAACAATGTTCGCATTCAGATGGGCGGCGGCGGAAATTACTATGGCCGTGCAGATAATATTCCATCATACTCCGGAACAAGTAGATCACTGCGCATAACTTTTAAAATGGTCAAGAGTTTTATTTTGAATGGCGCCGAAGCTGTTTCTAGTAATGCAATGACAGCCAACCTTTTGCAACAGCTTGTATACCCTGCATATATGACTACTGCAAAACAAAGTACTAGTGTTTTGAAAACGCCACCTTATTTTAGAATCCTGTATGGAGATATCATTGGAGATTTCAAGGGCGGCCAAAGAAAGGGTCTGCCGGGTTATATAACTAGCTTGGATGTATCAATGAGAGAGCGCGGAGGACTGGGAGAAAATTTAACCTATGGCGTGAATGACACTGTGCTTCCAGTTTCTTATGACGTAAGCATTAATTTCGATGTGCTACACGAACATACAGTTGGTTGGTATGATGGAAAGTTTGCCGAAGACGGCCGTACAAATTGGCCCAATAATACAGGTATTGTCATTGACCAAACTGCCGATGGCCCCGGCTTCGGCGGCGGAAATATTGTGGGTGAACTTTTGGGTGCAGCTGCAGCAGTCGGCGTTACCGCTTTGGTTGGGAAATCTTTACAATCTGGCGGCGGCTCATTAAGTATAAAGAAAAACTCAAATCCATTTAAGAAAGGATTATTGTAATGATATCGCGATTTAAAGACAGAATTATTTTTATCAACCAAGACGACAGGTATATTGATCAACTTAAAAAAAGAAAAGTTAATTTTATAAAACACTTTTCTACCCCGACAATGCACTATCCAAAGCCGGAAGATTTGGATGGGGTAATTATAAATATTGAAACTTATAAAGTTGGGGATCGCTTCTACAAATATTCCCAAAAATATTATGGAGATCCCGCTTACTGGTGGGTCATCGCACAGTTTAATCAAAAGCCAATGGAAAATCTAGTAAAGCTAGGAGATACTATATATATACCAACTCCTTTAACTAGGATTTTGGAGATCTTTGAAGGAGAATAAATGAGCTTACCTTCCATATCCGATTATATTGTTTCTTTAGGTAGCCAAGTTAAGAATCAGCAAAAGCTTTTGGGTTACTACGGAGAGCTTTATGAATTTTATAACGATAAAAGGCCCGACAACAAGTACATTTATTATTTAGACGAAAACCCATATCTTGAGCCAGCACAATCAACAACCCCAGAAGTTTTAAAGTTCTTCAGTGCTAATCCGCTGCAGCTAAGTATATTGACCCCCTCAATCAAAATTTTTAAAGTCTTTCAAAGGAAAAATGTTAAAAAAAGAATTGAGTTTCCTTTTGAAAACCGCATGGATTACAAGAGCTTTGAGAACCCAATAGAATATATTGGAGGCCAGACTCCTTTTATGGCGGATAGGTTTATGGGACCATTGGTCGGCCTGAAGGATTTAAATTTGTCATTTAAAGGCTTGGGTGGGAAAGGGGCCACCCCGGCAACATTGTCAAATGTTGTTGTTAACCTATCAATGGATTTCCAAGATGTCAAGATGCTGTTTAAGAACCTTGACGACGAAGGAAATATTAAATATAAGGATTTGTTTGCCAGCCCTGCAAAAGCCAATTACAGAATAGTCATAGAAATTGGGTACGGAATACCAGAGAATTTAAATTTAGATCTTGAACAAATGGCAAAGAAGAAATTAATTTTAAATTTGTTTCCCAATGGCGCGAAAACGAACATCACATACAACGAAAACGGCAGCGCCCAATTAACCACAACACTGGAAGGGTTTTCTGAAACTGTGGGGCAATCTTTGAACTTGTTGGATCCAAAGTATTATAAAAACATTCGAAAAGGCACGAATATGCTTGTCATGGACAAGGAAGAAGAATATTCCTCCTCAGAGCTAGAGAAAAAACGTGGAAATCTAGACAAGTTAATAAGACAGAATGAGTTTGACAAACAGATAGCAGCAACTGAAGCTCTTTCCGACGACCAGAAGCCTGACCTTAAAAAGTCGGGAGGGACTATTAAAAAGCTTGAAAAAGAGATTAAAGAGTTGCAAAGAAAAGCTCAGCTTGCCAAACAAGCAAAATCGATACCTCCGGTTTTCTCTTATATATCGGCACTATATGAGCTTGGAAAAATTTATTATCTAGAAATGGACAACGAACAATATAAAAAATATATTAAGAAAATTGCCCAAGGAGAACCAGTAGACGTTTCTACTCTAAGAATTGTGCCTGATGAAAATAAAAAAGTTAAATTGGCACCAAAAGATGTCCTAGACAAAACTCCGCCAAATGCGGTTGTGTTCTCTGGAGGAAGTTTTAGAATAAGGAAGTTCAGTGGCGATAAAACCGACTCCGATTCAAGTTTTGAAAAAATAAAATTTTTCTATTTTGGAGATCTTTTGAATGTTATATTGAATAATCAAAGCGGCACCGGCCTAGGCCAAGATTTAGATGAAATGGGCGATGACGCCTTTAATATACTTTTGGGCCCCACAGTATACATCCAAAACAAAAAAAGCAAAAAAATCTACAGCATAGCGAACACTCCTATTTCTATGGATATGTTTTTGTTTGAACTGAATAAGATGATGCTTGAACGGGATCTCAAGTTCTTAAGTTTGAGAGGGTTTCTCTCTGATTTCATGAAAAGGTTCTTTGATCTAAAAATACTTGGCGGAGAGAAAGAGAAAACTGGTAAAGATTTACAATTTTATGCTGGTAGTCAAGTATATACACTTGATGAAAAAACCATTGACAAAGAAACTAAAACAATTAAGAACTTTGCCGACCACATGGGAGATGAAGGGACCACAAAAATTAAGGACTTCGTACTTCTAAAGAACATTTTGTATGATAAAAAAGTTAATAAGAAAAGGCGGAAAAAGTTAAATATTCCAACTATATTTTTAGGTGGTCCAGATAAAGGCCCGTTAAAATCAATTTCTTATCAACCTATTCACTTGAAAGGTCTCGCAGCACTGGCACTGTCACAACAATATAACGCGAATAAAGGTGACGAAGACTCAGTTGGAGACATCGATGGCGACTCCGTTTTGATAACTAGCAAGATGCGAGCCCAATTGAGCTTAAGGGGTAATCCGTTTTTAAACTTGAACGACAAGGTTTACATTGATTCGCGATTTGTGGACGGTGGCTTCTTCCAACAAAAAAACAATAATTTGTTTTTTACTGGGCTGTTTTATATCCATTCCCTTGAGCACAGTATATCGGGCAACGAATGGACCACAAACTATAGCCTATTGTATTCGGGAGAACTGAAGACGGAAACCTACAGTGCATCGAGCGCCGCTCCACCAAAACCGCAATCGGCTGCTCTCATGGAAGAGGTCAAGAGCAATAGTTCGGGCACAGTCAACAAAGGAGCAGCCCCGAAAGACAGCGACAAAAAGAAGCCAGACAGCAAAACTTCTAAATCTTCCACATCAAAGCCGGAAAAACCAAAGAAAGAGCCAACTGCAGTGACTAGCAAAACGGTCATGCCTGTGGATATTTTGAAAGATAATTAACATGAAAGGAATCTATTTATCACATGTTTAGTAACAACTCGTCGAAGGCTTCAGATTTCTTTAAAAGCAAAAAAGAATACGATGACATTTTCCCTGTAGTCCCCCAGAATAGACTTTATGATCTCTGGTACAAGAGACCTTATTTTGGCAAAATAGATTCAAAGGGGATTACGGTGTACCCTAAAGAAGAATTCTTAACGAATCTGGATGACAGAGGCCAACATAAAGCTTTAAACTTTGTTGCGGATGCCTTTTTAGAACTTCAAAGTTTTATCAGAAGGGCAAAAGACAGGAAAGTCTATCCATCTGATTTTCTTGAGGATTTTACTCCAAAAAGAGCATGGAAGTCTCTACCAGTGGAATACGATAAATACTTTGAAGACTTCATATTCAATCCCTTTTTAAACACGTACCTTGCAGATAAGAAAATTAAGACATTCGAAGGATTTGTAAATGAATACATTAGATACGCGAGGACAGTCGCTCCAGATGTCTCCATCACACAAAACGAGTATATCTTAGGAAGCAATTGCACCAATAAAATATCAGGACTTATCATAGATTTGATAGCAGAAGACCACGGAGACAATGAATTAAAGGCGGAAGAATATTTGCAAAAATTTGAATATTTAAACTTCATCAATCCTTGTAGAAATTTTGGATTCAGAATAAACAAACACGCTCCATGGCAATTAGTGGCAGACCTAACGAGTAAGGAAATCTCTCCGGGCCAGCCAAACCCAATGATAAAATACGCTGGAAAGTATGGGATATCTTTAGAGGGCAATGATCTTTTCGATGAATATTATTACACAGCCTCAGAAATAGACTTCAACAACTTTAAAAGATATTTGTATTTGCTCTACACGAGTTATTATTCAGTTAACTCGACATACAATAAAATAAAGGTAAGCCTTAAGTCGATAAAAAATGGCTCCCCACTTTTTTCAAATTATAAAACTCACTTGGTAAAAGAACTACCAGTTGAAAGCTTGTCAAATTATGTGGCATTTGAAAACAAATACGGCAATGAGTACTTTTTAAAATTATATTTCAAAATCAGACTCATTGAAAACAATAAAGAACATAGATATAGCGATTTGGTTTATAACGTACAAAATTATTATAGCCTAGGAGGCTCGAAAACAGCTTTGGACTATATCGACTTAAAATTAATAAATTCAAAGATATACACAGAGAAGGACAAAGAAATATTCTTTTTTGCTTGATTGAGAAAAAAAACTATGTATAATATTGACAATGTTGTTTCAGACGTTTGACGAGAAAAAAGATTGCTTCATGGTATATAAAAACCTTGAATTTCACAAAAACATTACACCCGATTGCGACAAAACATGGGCATATGCCCCTTATTTAAAGGATATGAATGTCGATTATGCTAATTTATTCGCCTTTGGCAAATCATTAGAAGAAATATGCCCCGACATCTGGCAAGACGACTTAAAAAGTATCGAGCGCAGGATAAAGGCCGTTCTAAAGTCGAGCGCTAGCGTTGGAATGAATCTCGGGGATATATGTCTTTACGACCTAATTCCCGAACACATGCTCAAAACATGGGCAACAGTAAAAAATAATATATGCGATCATGTCTTCCAAACTTTCAGCAAGCCAAAAAATTATGACTTGCTATTAAAAGTAGAAAAAATGATTACAGAAATAAAGCTGCAGCCTTTAGACATCGACCCGGAAGAAATTATAATAACGAATCTACAAGATAGAAATACCTATAATACTATAGAAACATGTGACAAGGCTATTTCTTATGATCAGTTCAAGACCAAAACTGGAAGATTGAGCACAAAAAAGAATTCTTTTCCTGTGATGACCTTGGCAAAGAAATATCGTAATGTTTTGAAGCCGACAAACGATTGGCTTTTCGAAATAGATTTTAATGCTTGTGAGCTACGAGTGGCTCTGGGGTTGCTGGGACAGGAGCAACCAGAAGGCGATCTTCACGATTGGAACCTAAAACATGTCTTTCTTAGGTCAAAAGATCGCGAAAATGCTAAAAAAAGGATCTTTGCTTGGCTTTATAATCCAAAAAGCAGTGAGGATAGGGTTGGCAAGATTTACGACCGAGAGAAGATCAAAAGATTGCATTTTATGGATAATAAGGTAACGACTATTTTTGGTAGAGAAATAGAATGTGATGATCATCATGCAGTAAGTTATATTATACAGTCAACAGCTGCAGATATTCTATTTGAACAAATGTATAAAGTGTGGGAACTTCTAGAAGGCCGCAAAAGCTTCATTAAGTTTTGTAATCATGATTCGATTGTAGTTGACTTTTCTGAAGAGGATCAACTTCTTCTAAATGATATAAAACACATTTTTTACGACACGCGCATGGGCAAGTTTAAAGTTAACTGCAGCGCTGGCAGGAATTGGCTCGACATGAAAGAGCTTTATATTAAATAAGAGGTATTGATGCAAACTGTTATTGGTCTAGGACAAGCCGGCTGCAATATTGCCGACTGCATGAAACTATATCCAGAGTATGATATATTAAAAATTGACACTGGACTCAAGAAAACAAAAAAAACGCTAGGCTTTAAAGAACAAAAATCCTCAGAGCTATACGAAGAAAAGACACCCAAAACCCTTAATAAGTTCTTGGAGGTCGTAGAAGATGAGACTTTGTTTATTACAAGTTGTGGCGCCGTCTCCGGAGCATCGCTGCGTATACTGGAGAAAATAAAAGACAAAACAAAAATAACGTTAATGTATATAATCCCCGACAAAGAGGGTATGTCAGAAATTCAAAAATTACAAAACAACACTTTATTTAATGTTTTTCAGCAGTTTGCAAGATCAGCGCTGTTCGAGAAAATTATTTTAGTTGACAACAATAAATTATCTGATATAATAGGTCCTGTTCCAATATTAAATTATTGGGAAAGTATAAATCAGATGATTGCTTCAACTTATCACATGATCAATGTTTTTGAACACAGCATGCCCGTCTTTACAACGTTTACAAAGCGTATTAATACTGCACGCATGTGTACAATTGGATTTGATAAATTTGATGAGGAAGAAGAAAAATGCTTTTTTGACCTTGACATTCCAAGAGAAAAAAGGTATTATTATGCTATACCTCATAGTGTTCTAGAACAGGACCCTATGTTGATGAATAAGATTAAAGAACAGGTTAAAAAATCAATAGAGCATGACAGAATGAAGGTGGGATACGCAGTATACTCCACAGAATACGATCAATCATATATCTATTGTGAAAGTAACAGTTCGTTAATACAAAAACTAGTATCTTAAGAGATTTATTAAGGTAGCTTTAACAAAAGGAGAAATTATTTATGGCTATTAATATGGAAAAAATGCGGGCCCGACAAGTGGCATTGAAAAACAACGGAAACGGCGGCTCTAACCGCTTTTGGCGTCCTCAAGATGGAGAGCAAACGATTCGTATTGTATGTTCTTCTGATGGAGACCCCTTCCGTGATTATTGGTTCCACTACAATGTTGGCGACCAACCCGGCTTCCTGAGTCCTAAGCGTAACTTTGGAGAGGATTGTCCTCTTGATAATTATGTGAAGCAGCTCTGGAAGGAGGGTAGTGAAGAGTCCAAGCGAGTTGCGAAGAAGCTTGGTGCTCGGCAACGCTTTTTTGCTCCCGTAATTGTACGAGGAGAAGAGAGCGAAGGAGTAAAGGTTTGGGGGTTCGGTAAGCGAACCTACGAAACGCTTCTGGGGCTCGTTTTAAATCCTGAATATGGCGACATCACAGACCCGGAGACAGGCACAGATTTGGTTATTGGGTACGGAAAGCCAGCCGGCGCGTCTTTCCCAGAAACCAAGATTACCCCTCGCCGCAAGTCGTCGCCTCTTCATAAGGATTCTGAGCGTGTTGTAGAATTGATGGAAGATGTTCCGGATTTTGAAGAAGTGTTTGAGTCAGGCCGAAAGACCCCTCAAGAGGTCGAAGATATCCTTGCTGCTTACTTAAACAGCGAAGAAGTATCGGATGAGCCAACGGTCTCTTCAACCGCAACAGTGAATGGCAATAGCGTAGATAAGGCGTTTAAAGAGCTTCTAAGCTAGACTAAATAACCGCAGGGAGGCATGGGTTTACAGATGTCTCAAATTCACAAAAAAAGGAAAAGAAATTGTTAATAAAGGCAGTTGAGTGTAAAGATTGTGGTGATATTATTTACTCAAGAGCTGATGAAGATTTTCGAAAGTGTTCCTGTGGCGCTGTGGAGGTAACTGGTGGTTGTACATATTTTAAACACTTTGCAATCCCCGGCGCAAATTACGAAGTTAAAAAAATAGATATCAACATTTCTCTTGACAAGTTATATAATGATTGGTATGATATGGAAGATAACTTTGGTCTCATAAGACCTGATAGGAGTGAAAATGGTACAATCCAAGAAAGTATATAAGAAAAGCGATGCAGATTTTAATAAAAAAATTAATGAAATCGCGAAGAGGTTCAAGGGTAAAGGTGGAGGCCCCGAAAGTGAAACTGCCATCAATGCGTTCAAACAAGACATGGGCGATGGATTTGTAACCTTCTGCTCAGACAACAGTGACATAACAAATCTTTTAACAAGAAGTAAAGGATACGTCTTGGAGGTCACTGATTTTGGAGAGAATGTTATAATCAAACTTGACAGAAAAGGTTTCCGTAGCTGTTTTCATGCATTTAAAATTTCAAAATAGGGAGAAATTCAATGGCTCGTAGAAAAGAAGTAAAAGCTGGCAAACTCAGTATAGAACAGATGCGACAGCTTATCAATAAAAAGGCTGGCATGCAGGTTGCTCATGACCTCAATGATGAAAATAATCCAACTAATGTAACCGATTGGATCCCAACAGGATCTCGCTGGCTGGATAGTGTTATTTGTCGCGGAAAGTTGTCTGGAATACCCGTAGGAAAGATAACAGAAATTGCAGGACTTGAGTCTAGTGGCAAATCATACATGGCAGCTCAAATTGCTGCAAATGCTCAAAAGAAAGGTATTGATGTTGTTTACTTTGACTCTGAGTCCGCACTGGATAATTCTTTCTTAGAACGCTCAGGATGTGACGCAAGTAGAATTCTTTATGTTCAGGCAACCAATGTCGAATTTGTGTTAGAAACTATTGAAGAATTATTAAAGTCAAATGACAATAGAATGCTATTCATTTGGGATAGTCTAGCCCTAACTCCATCAATTTCAGATGTCGAGGGGGATTTTAACCCACAGTCAACAATGGCAGTTAAAGCGCGCATTTTGTCAAAAGGTATGTCCAAGCTACTTGTTTCCATCGCAAATACACAATCAACGTTGCTAGTTTTAAACCAGCTGAAAGCGAATATCACTCGCTCCCCCTCTGAGGCCCTTACGACACCGTACATGACACCGGGCGGTAAAACTCTTATCTACTCGTATTCATTGCGCATTTGGTTAACCAGACCAAAAGCAAAGGCATCTTACGTTTATGACGATAAAGATTATCGTATTGGGAACACCGTAAAAGTAAAACTTGAAAAATCACGTTTTGGCTCACAAGGCCGCCAATGTCAATTCAAAATTCTTTGGGGTGACAAGGTTGGAGTTCAAGACGAAGAAAGCTGGTTTGACGCAATTCAGAGTTCGGATTCATTAAAGCGCTCAGGTGCATGGTATGAATTAGTTTTTGAAGACGGAACAACGGAAAAGTTCCAGTCTGCCAGATGGATGGAGAAGCTCGAAGACTCCAAGTTTAAAGGAAGAATCCTTCAGATCATGGATGAGGAAATCATTAGAAAGTTTGACGAGCGTACTGGAAACGCTGCAGATTTTTACGATAAAGAAGAATAATAGTCCTTAAAAAGCATTTATATAGTGAAATGACTATTTATAATGTAATTTGCAGGAGTCTTTTTATGAAAATCACAGCGTCACGAGTTAAAGAGCTTATTAAAGAAGAAATTGAGAAGTTTTTACTAGAAGAGAAATTTGACTTTTCTGGTCAAAGTTATAAGTCTGTAGCCAAAGCAACGCGGTCTGCACTACGCAAGAAAGGCATCAAAGGTGGCTCAGTTCTGTCTGGACTAAAAAAGCTATCTTACAATGATCCTCTTCGTAAAGCCTATCGCAAGTGGTATAGCAATAGAGGCAAGACACCAACCGTGACAGATCCAAAAACAAAGAAAAGAACTGCGGTTCAGAAGGTACCATCGGGCGCCCCAACTGCTGCCGAGAAGGCAAAGAAGGCTGCCGCTAAGAAAGAGAAGGATGCGAAGTTCGCTGCACGTAAGGCACAACTTGAAAAGGATCAAGCCGACGCTAAAAAGAAGCAAAACCTTGGCACCGGAGTGGCAAAAAAGCCACGCAAAGTTGAAAAGGTTCCCACGCCACGGGCCACAACAGCTGCCCAGAGGGCTGCCGCTAAGAAAAAGAAGGATGCTGCCAAAAAAACCGCAGCCGATCGCATTGCAAAATTTAAAGCGGAAGAAGCAGCCGCCAAGAAGAAAGCCGCAGCCGCTAAGAAAAAGAAGGATGGCGAGACAAAGGTGACTAATCTTGAAAGCCTTCAGAAAAAAATTGAGGCTCTTGTAAGAGAAGCTTTAAAATAAAATTCTTAAACATTTCCCTTGACAAATATATTATTTTTTCATAAAATACCTATGTGAAAAACTTATCAAACAAAAGAGTAATGATCATAGATTCACTGAACTTGTTTCTAAGATCATATATCGTCAATCCTACAATGTCAAAAGATGGTAATCCGATCGGAGGCACTGCAGGATTTCTTAAATCCCTACAAAAACTTTCCCGCGAAATCAAGCCTGATGCAATTATTATGTGTTGGGACGGTAGAGGCGGGAGCAGAAAAAGAAAACAAGTAAATAAAAATTATAAGGAAGGCCGAGCGCCAATTCGCTTGAATAGAAATATCAAGGTTCTCAATGAACAACAAGAACAAGAGAATAGAATTTGGCAAATGCACAGAACATTTGAGTACCTTAATAACTTTCCTGTGATTCAATTAGTCGCAGACGAAGTGGAGGCAGATGATTTGATTTCATATATCACTAGATACTCATGTTTTAAAACTTCTCAAAAAGTAATCGTATCTAGCGATAAAGATTTCTACCAGCTCCTCGACGACAAGACAATTCTTCACAGACCAATTCAAAAGAAATTTTTAAATAAATTTAATATCGTTGAAGAACATGGGATTCATCCTACAAATTTTGCTTTGGCACGCGCCATTGCTGGAGACAAATCCGATAATCTTGAAGGAGTTCCGGGAGTTGGCTTGAAGACAGTATCCAAAAGATTTCCCTTCTTTGAGGAAGAGAAAGATGTTTCCCTACCAGAATTAATTGAATTCTGTTCTAATCAAGAGAGCAAAATTAAAGCCTACCAGTCTGTTGTAGACAATCAAGAACTAATTAAAGAGAACTATAGTCTTATGCAGCTCTATAGTCCAAGCCTGTCTATTCAGACGAAACAAAGTGTAGACTGGACTATTGATGAGTTCGAATATAGCTTTAATAAGACTGAAACTGATCTCATGATGCTTGAAGATGGAATCAGTGAAATTTACTGGTCAGACTTATTTCAAGATTTTAAGCGTTTATGCAGGGATAACAAATAATGATTTTTATTGAATTGATAGCCGCTGGTTTCGCGCTCACCATGATGGTCGGATGTGCTGTGACCATGAAAAATAATAAATAATCCAAGAGGAAGATATGTACAAATTAAAGCCATTTATTTTTGAAAATAGCCGAGTGCCCGGTTTGCTGTCTAAAATTTCGCCATTAAATATCCACGCAGTTAGTTTTGCTTGGTTTGTATGGTGCCGAGGCAAAATTACTGATCGTTTACGTCGTCATGAAACGATCCACTTTTACCAACAAGTAGAGTTACTTTTTTTGGTTCAATGGCTCCTTTATGGTATATTCTATGTGATTGGTCGCTTTAAGCATGGCTCATGGGCAGAGGCTTATTATAACAATCCGTTTGAGAAAGAGGCATACGACAACCAATATAACGAAAATTATTTTAATGAGCGCAAATACTGTGCGTGGACTAAATATCTTTAGGAGGGCAAGATGATTGAAAAAACTTATTTTAATATTAATGATGATGACGATGTTTACCTACCCTTCCTTTGCCAGCGCGCCACCACAAAAACAAAAATTCTATGATTTTGGTGAGCAATTGATTAATGGCGAAATCAGGAAGCCAACAGCGATATACATGGATGTCAGAAGAAGGGCAAAATTCAATAGACTTCTTAAACTCAAGAAGAGTTTTCTTCCAAGATTGTTTGATACAGCAAAGAATAAAATTTTTAAGTAAAACTTTTTTTCTAATCCTTTTAATGACTTATAAAATAGCTTGACTTCTTTAATAAGAAATAATATACTTACTTTACATTTTAACGAGGTGACATGGAAAATCTAGGCGTCTTTGGTAAAAATTTCCAAGAAAATTTATGTAAA